CAAGAATTCTAAACAAACCAGTAATTCCTCCTCTCCCTAGCGTAACTACAAACGCTGCTGGAACTGCTGCTCTATCATACAACTCAGTCAACGGTCAGTTTACTTATACTCCACCAGATCTCTCTGGGTATGCCACTACAGCGAGCGTAGCAAATTCTGGCAACTGGGATACAGCATATGGTTGGGGTGATCATGCATCGGAAGGTTACTTAGTCGCTACTGCAACAGATAAAGCAAATTGGAACAGTGCTTACGGTTGGGGTAATCACGCAACACAAGGATATCTTACATCATATACTGAGACAACTACACTACAAGACGCAATTTCTAGAGATAATACTTCTAGTTTGCCTGCTTACTTTACAAACAAACTATATTTCTCTAACGCATTTGACACACTGACTGATCTACAGGCAGTAAATGCTACAACATACCATGGCATGTTTGCACATGCACATGACACAGGTCATGGTTATTTTGCACATGCTGGTGGGTGGACCCAACTAATTGATGGAGCATCTTCTATTGATGAACTGGGTGATGTAGATACTACAACTATTGCTCCATCTGATGGATATGTCCTCAAATGGGAGGCGTCTTCTAGTTCTTGGAAACCAGCACCTGACCTAGTTGGAACTAGCAATGCTGGTATTACACTAGTAGATCTTTCTGTTAACACTGCAACAGCATCTGCTACACCTTCCCTATCATATAGCAATACAACTGGTGTATTCACATACACCCCATATGATCCATCAACATACACAGAAACTGATCCTGTATTCTCTGCATCTGCTGCATCTACAATTCTCGGAACCAATATTTCAAACTGGGATACAGCATATGGTTGGGGTAATCATGCTACTGAAGGTTACCTACAAGATAGTGACTTCACTGCTAATGGTTTTATGAAGCGCACTGGCAATGGAACATATGTTGTTGATACAAATGTATATCTAACATCATATACAGAAACTGATCCTGTATTTTCTGCTTCTGTTGCTAGTAGTATTACATCAACTGATACTAGTAATTGGAACACAGCATATGGTTGGGGTGATCATGCTTCTGGTGGTTATCTAACTACTGTTGCTCTCAATGATGTCTCTGATGTAACTATCACATCACCTACAAGTGGACAAGTTCTTTCTTATAATGGTAGTGCTTGGGTAAATACTGCTGCTGCCACTGGAAACACACAAGTAACTATCTCGGATACACTTCCCGCTGGCACTCCTAGTGCTGGTGATCTGTGGTGGGAGAGTGACACTGGTCGCCTCAAGATTTACTATCAGGATGTTGACGGTGCTCAGTGGGTTGATACCAATCCACCACTAGCAGATACAAACAATCCTGCTGCTAAGGGTTTCATTAACATGAATGGATCTTCTCCAACATGGACTGGAACTGCTGGTTATACAGTTGCTCATTCTGGCGGTGGTGGTAGTGATGAAGTATATACATTAACATTCCCATCTGCATATGGTGCAAGAACTGACTATATTGTTAATGCAGATTATGATGGAACTAATTGGATCGCTGGTAATGGAGCACAGTTGGGCATCGTTAGAAATGCTGGTAATGTGCAAATTACTGTTAGAAGATGGAACGAAGATCCACTAAATCAAGGTGAGATCATGATCACAATCCACAACCTCTAAATAAATTTGGAAGGAGCATCTTAAGAAATGGCAATCAATTTTCCCTCAACAGCAGGGCAGGCAACTGACGGTTCATATACTTATACAGTAGCGGGTATTACTTATTCGTGGGATGGATCGTCTTGGTCAGCAGCGGGTGCTGGTGCTAGTGCAACTGACAAAACTTTGTTCAGTGTTACTAATGCTGCTGCTGGATCTTCTTCTCTTGCTTACAACAGCAACACTGGTGTTTTTACATATACTCCACCAAGTTTCTCTGGATATTTAAATTCAACTAGTTCTATTAACGATCTTGGCGATGTCTTCCTTTCATCTACATCAGATAATCAGTTATTGAAGTATAACGCTACTAATACTAGATGGGAAAATTGGACACCAAACTATCTTACTTCCGAAACTGATCCTGTATTTGCTGCTTCTGAAGCTGGTAGTATTACATCAACTGATACTAGTAATTGGAACACAGCATATGGTTGGGGTAACCATGCTACTGCTGGATATGTGACTGGACTTGGACTACAATCAAGAACCACTGCACAGGTAACACAATCTATTGCTAATGGTGCTGCAGCAAATGTTTCTATTACAACTCCTAAAACATATGTGCTGTATAGTATTCAAACATCACATGCTGCATGGGTAACACTCTACAGTGATACTGCAAGCAGAACGAATGATGCTAGCAGATCTGAGACAACTGATCCTACTCCTGGTTCTGGTGTTCTTGCAGAGGTTATCACCACAGGTGCTACGACACAGTTAATTACACCTGGATCTATTTGTTTTAATTCTGCTGCAACAGGAATAACTTATGCTAAGGTTGTAAACAAGAGTGGATCCACAGCAAACGTTTCTGTAACTCTTACTTACCTTCAACTAGAGGCTTGATATGGATAAGGAATATATTGTAACGCTTCACAGGAAAGAAGACCTGGAGCAGTTTTACAATGAAATGCAACTGTCTAACTTTCCTTTAGTCCTAAAGCGTCCTCTTAGTAGGAACACTCACTACATGATGACTGATGAACAAGCAGAGAGACTACGCCAAGATCCTAGAGTGTGGGATGTAAAGGCAGCAGATAGTTTCCAAGTAAGACGCCAAGCAGTAAATAATGAACCATATACAAAGAATGGAAACTTTTGGAAAGGAGATACTCAAGCACCAACAACAGTGAGTCCCAATGATTTTCAATGGGGACACATTCATTGCGCTGGTAATCAAGCACAGCGAGGGAAAGGTCAGTTTGGACTTATAACTTTCATGGGAGATACTGATCTTGGTAATTATGAACAAGTCAATGACACTGTAGTAGTATTCAATAATGGAAAGCATGTTGATGTAGTTATCTGCGATGATCCTATATCATATGATAGTGAAGAGTGGTATAGCCCCACAACTAATCAAACAAGATTTGTTCAGTATCAGTGGTTCAATGAACTCAATGGTGCTGTAAGTTCTATTGATGATGATGGAATTACATTACCAACGGGCACAATTACATACGGAGATAATGCTTCTACACCTCAGTATCATGGAAACCATGTAGCTGGAACGGCATGTGGTCAGCATTATGGTTGGGCAAGAGAATCCAACATCTATAACATGGCAATAACAGATACTTGGCCTTCTGGGCAAACATTTCCCGCTCTTCTAATTTTTGATTACCTCAGAGCATTTCATTTAAACAAACCGATAAATCCAGAGACTGGATTTAGAAATCCAACTATTACTAATCATAGTTATGGTGGTGTTATTCCAATGCCAAATGATAATCTTACCATTGCTGATGTAACTGCAGTTCAGTATCAGGGAACTGTGTATAATTCTGGTAATCCTGGACCATCTGGGTGGACAGAACAGGGACTGGAAACAGATTTTGGGATTAGATTTGGAGTTGATGTTTATCCGCAGTGGGCTGCTGCTGTAAATGCTGATGTTATTGATGCTATCGCTGATGGTGTGGTTATTATTGGTGCTGCTGGAAATGATAATTTGTTATTCGAGACAGTCAATGGACCAAATTGGAATAATCAGATTCAAATTGCTGGATCTGGCACTTATTTTTATATGAGAGGAGGCTGGCCAAATTCTCCTGATAGTGGTTCTATTAATGTTGGTGCTTTGAGCAATCTAGATAACTTTAGAAGATCTGTTTATACAAATTATGGACCAGCAATTGATGTCTTTGCTCCAGGAGATTTAATTCTTTCTGCTTATGGAAACACGGGTGGATTAAATGATTCAAAATACACGCAGGGATCTGCTAATTATTTCTATCCAATTAATGGAACTAGTATGGCATCACCTCAGGTATGTGGTCTTGCCGCTCTTCTTGCTAGTGGTAAGAGAAGATTTACACAGGATGATTTGATCGGTTATCTACAAAATCATTCTATTACTGGTGATATGACATTTGATGTTGCTGGTGGTGGGTATGATGACAACTCATCTAGACAAGGTAGTCCAAATAGATATCTACATGTAGAAAATCCAAGACCATCTGTTGGATATATTCGTGAACAAAAGGGAAAGAGAATTACTGGGCAAACGTTTCCAAGAACTGCCATCTACAATACAGTTGCACCAGCACCAACATATCAAACACTAACATTTACTGTAACAGCAAGTAGTAGCACTAACTATACATTTGCTGGTGATGCTACAGGAAATGATCCAACTATCAATTGTAATGTTGGAGATACTTTGGAGTTTGTTCTTAGCACTGGAGTAACATCACATCCATTCTGGATCAAAACTTCTGCTACTACTGGAACTGGTAATGGAGTAACTACTGGTACGTTGTCTGCTAATGGTCAGACAACAGGAACAATGACTTGGGATACAACAGGGGTGACGCCAGGAACATACTATTACATTTGTCAGTTCCATAGTGGAATGGTGGGACAGATCATTATTTCATGAGGCATAAATAAACAAGAGCACTAGTATCCATTTGGTTTAGTTAGATGGCTGATCGTTTCCCCCTTATTGTTAATGCGGTTTCAAAAAAAATTGAAGAACTGATAAGCGGTGATAGTTTAGACCTCACTGGTAGTGGTATTGCTATTAGCGGATCTAATGGTACTAACGGACAGTATTTGAGAACGGATGGAAGCACGGTTCTATGGGATAATCCTGGTGATGTGTTTCTGACGGCAGAGCAGACACTTACCAATAAAACTCTAGATACTCCTACATTAATAACACCAGACCTTGGAGTTGCTAGTGCTACAAGAATAAATGGTCTTACAATTTCAACTATTAATACTGGAACTTTATCAATTGGTGATAGTAAGACAGTAGCAATTTCAAATACCTTATCTTTTTCTGGGACAGATTCTTCTACAGTTAATTTTGGAACTGGTGGAACAGTTCTTTATGACGGAGAAGTAAATTTTACTAACTTTAATGCGTCTACATCTGCTGAACTAAGAGCAAAGATATCGGATGAAACTGGAACTGGGTTGTTAGTTTTCAATACCTCACCTCAAATTGCTACGAGTATCACATCCAATAGTACATCTTTTGATCTTCTAAACACTACAGTTACGACAGCAAATATTCTCGGCAGTGGAGAGACAATTAGCATTGGATCTTCTACTGGAACAACAACAATCAATAATTCTTTTGCTGTAACTAAGGATGTTACTCTCAACAATTCAGCAACCGACGCTTGCGAGATAAAAGGTCAGGTTGACTTTACAAATAATGACATAACGATTCGTGGTAGTACTACTAATCCAATGAGAATTGGTAGGGGTGCTGGAGCAGTAGCAACAAATACTACAATTGGTTATGCTTCTTTATCAAATAATGCTACTGGTGCTAGATCAACTGCAGTAGGATCTCAGGCAGCATTGAATAGTGATGCGGATGACAACACTGCTGTTGGAAATGATGCACTACTGACTGCTAGCACTGGTGCTGGCAATACTGCTGTTGGTTCTAATGCTGGAAAAGATATTCTCTCTGGTGCTAATAACACCGTTGTTGGATTTGAATCACAATATACAAATAGTACGGGTGATGCTAACGTAACCATAGGTTATCGTGCTGGATATGGTATTACTGGCACAGGTAATGTTATCATTGGACCTGCAGATGAAGCAACTGTTGCTAATAGTGCTACTTATGGAGCAGCAGGAGATCGTCAACTAATTATTGGTTCTGGTCCTACCGCATGGATTACTGGAGACTCCAGTTATAATTTGTCTCTTGGTAATTCTACTAGCACCGTCACTGTCAATAATGATCTCACAGTTACTGGTGATCTATTGGTATCGGGAGATACATTCACTGTCAATGTAGGAACGATTGAGGTAGAAGATAAAAATATTGAACTAGGAAAGGTAGATACACCAACTGATGCGTTAGCTGACGGAGGAGGAATCACACTTCTTGGTACTTCAAATAAAAGTATTACATATGTAAACTCAGTTACATCATGGTCGTCCAGTGAAAACTTCAACCTCTTCACTGGAAAAGAATATAGAATCAACGATGTTCTTGTACTGAGTGCTAGTCAAGTTGGTCCTTCTAGTGGTACGGTATCACTTGGAGATGGTGTTACTTCATCTTCACTAACTTCTGTTGGCACACTTACTGCTCTTGCTGTAAATAATACTACAGATGTTACTATTGCCGCAGGACTAAAAGTTGATACTGATACTTTAGTAGTTGATTCTACAAACAATCGTGTTGGTATTCTTCAAGCATCACCAGGAACAACTTTAGATGTAGGTGGTAATGTAAGATTGTCTGGATCAGGTCCAGAAGTTCAGCTCAATAACGGCGGTCCTAGACTAAGAGTTCCAGAATCTAATACACTAACTATTCATACTGGTGGAGATTTAGGCACGGGAGATAGTGAGAGAATTCGCCTAACAAATACACAGCTTGGATATGGAACGGTAAACCCACAAGAGTTTGTACATCTTGCTACAACAGGAAATACTACTATTAGAGTTCAGAGAACCTCTGGAATTACTAACACGATCAACTTAGGAAAGATTACTTTCTATGATAATTCTGAAGAGAATTGCTATATTCAAGCAGCAAGAGATGGTGCTGGTGGAGCAGGAAAGATTCAGGTTTACACCAGAGATACTCTCGGCACTGTCAATGAGCATAGTAAGTTTAGAGCAGATGGAAATTTTGAAATTATTAATGGAGACCTTGTAGTTGCTGATGGACATGGCATTGACTTCTCCAACAGTGGAGATGCTACAGCACAAGGAGTTCAAGTTACTTCGGAAGTTCTTGATGAATATGAAGAGGGAACATGGACACCAACAGATGCTTATGGATACGAGTATATAACACTGGCAAAATTATTAGACGGTGCAGGTTACGATCCAGCACCAAATACTGCTGGATCAGCAACTACTAATGTTACCGTTGCTAATGCATCAGCTTCTGGACTTACAGTTACCTGGACTGGATTGGATGTCAACGGAAACCCAGAAGGTGTTAGAGTTTTAGATCCTGGAAATGGATTATATACATCTGGAGATATTATTTCTCTTGATGATCCTAACCAACCGTCACTGTCTACTCTTGCTACATATACTTTAGTATTTCCTAAAGGAAGTTACACTAGAATTGGTGACATGGTTTATGCAACTTTTGATATCATTTATCCTGGAACATCAGGAACACCAAACGCTGGTGAATCTGTACAAATTGGTGGACTACCATTTGGTGTTGCAGCACTTGGTATTCAACAAGCATGGGGAGGATTTGTTACATTCCAAGAGTATGATGGAACAGATTCTATTTTCCTAAGAGCAGTTCCTGGTGCTGCTTACTTTGAAGGCACAATTCCAAATGGAACTACACTAGTAAACTCAAACATATCTCAGCAAAGACTTGCTGGAACTATTGTATATAAAGGAGACTGATAATCATGGCTAGAAAAAAGAAAGATGTTTTTGAAGAGAACTCTATCGTTGATAAGATTGAAATTTTTCCATCTGACTCTATTCAGGTAAGGACACGTAATCAGATATTAAAAAATGGCGTGGAAATTTCATCAAACTTCCATCGCCATGTTCTTCGTAAGGGTGATGATCTATCCTCTCAAGACCTCAGGGTGCAACAGATCGCCGCTGTCGTCTGGGGGCTTGACTAGACCAGTCTTCTCTCTGTATAAGTTTTCTAGATCGGGTTGCGGAGCACTAACGCATGTGACCCTTTCGTATGGAACTTGATATAATCTATCAATACTATATGGATTCCATACGTCAAATCTTACTGCAACGTCTTGACCTTCAGTTCCTTCTGTTGTCATAATATATGGAAGTTTGAAAGCAAACCCAATTCCTCTGGTTTTTTCTTCGTCATCAAACATTTCTTGGAGATCGCAGATAATATGATCACCATTTATTAGAGTAACAATAGAGACAGACATAATTCAAAACATAATTTCAATTATTTATCCT